GCGAGACACTAAATAAATTTAATTGTTTTGCAATAATTTGAATTTGATTAATAAGTAAATATTTTTATTATTTATTAAATATATGGCATCTACTAGAAATAAAAATTCATCCGCAAATTACAATATTGAACAAACTCAATATAAAAAATCGGTAAATTATGATTTATACACAAATTCGCAATATGGCGAAGCATACACGACAAAACTTTCGGGGAACGGATTTAACCCAGGACAAATACCATTAAATAAATTATCACATAATTATTCAGATATAGAATCCTTTTTATTTGGCATTAATTCAACCAATTTAGTAAATCCCGCCAAAAATTTAACTCCTCAATTAATTAATTTGGATACAGAACACTTATACGAAAAATCCGCCATATATATTCCAGAACCATTGATTATAGAAAAAGCCCAACGACCTTTAAGAATGTAATTATGTAATTTGTAATTGTTATTTCATTTAATGTATAATATTTTAATTCTTGAAAAATATTATGGAAATGTAAATAACATAAAAACACGAGTCATACTTTATTATGGAATTATTAAATATTAATAAAATTTTAAATAGAGAACAATATGTAATTGATTTTAAAAAATATTTAAGCGACTTTGAAGAAAACAAAAACAATATTAACATTAAAAAGGGTATTTATATTTATGGAACGCCCGGCTCTGGAAAAACGGAATTCGTGATTAGCATTTTAAAAGAATTAAATTACGATATTATAAAATATGATGCGGGTGATTTCAGAAATAAATCAATTGTCGACACGATTTCAAAACATAATATGTCGGATAAAAATATTATGAGTCTATTTTACGGCCAAATTAAAAGAATTGCAATCATTATGGACGAAATAGACGGAATGAATAATGGAGATAAGGGGGGGATAAATTCTCTTATTAAATTGATACGACAAAAAAAAACAAAAAAACAAAAATTAGAAGAAGAAACATTAAACCCTATTATTTGCATCGGAAATTACCATATTGACAAGAAAATTAAAGAATTGATGAAGGTATGCAATAACATTGAACTAAAAAAACCAACACCTGCCCAGGTAAGTTTTATTTTAAAAGAATTATTGCCAAACATAGATAATAAAATAATAATCAACCTCATTGATTTTTTTCAAGGCGACCTGCGAAAAATAAACAACTTTTATAAAATTTATAAAAACAAAGAAGACCTATTAAATTTAAATTTAATAGAAAATATTTTTCATATAAATTCGTACAATGAAGACACCAAAAATATAACTTTAAAATTATTAAATAACAAAGTATCCATAGACGACCATAACATTTTAATGAATGAAACAGACCGAACTATTGTCGGCCTTTTATGGCACGAAAATATCGTAGATTTACTTTCAAAACATAAACCGGTTGTTTCCATTCCGTTTTACAATAAACAATTGGATAATATATGTTTTTCTGACTATATTGACAGAATTACGTTTCAAAAACAAATATGGCAATTTAATGAAATGAGTTCGCTTATCAAAACATTTAAAAATAATAAATTATATCATGAAACATTTAATAAACATACAAAATACAATCCGACAGAATTGCGTTTCACCAAAGTTCTGACCAAATATTCAACCGAATATAATAATTATAATTTTATTCAACATTTGTGCCAAGAACTCGGCATGGATAAAAAAGACTTGTTTGCGTTTTTTGAAGAACTCCAATTAAAATATAACGAAGCAGGGGTTTTATCTTTATTTGAAAATTATGAAATTAATAAATTAGACATTACGCGAATTTATAAATACATTGAAAAAAATAACAAATTATCATCCGCTCCGGATATTGAAAACGATGACGAAAGTAATTATTAATTTATTTGTTGGGTAAAGTGTTATGTTCTTTACAAATAATTTATGGGTTTTGAACCATTTTCTGGATTTTCTGGATAATAATAAACATCATTTGCATGCAGAGATTTTTCTGGGAGTTCAAAAACAAAATCAGATACTGATTTATCTTGCAAAATTAATTTTTTATAAAATATAACATAAAATATTATTATTAATGCAAAAATTATACCACCAATAGGTCGGTGGAATAAAAATACATTTATTATAGATAAAATTAAAATGATAATTATATTATACCCTTTTTGATAAATTAAATTATCTGCCATTTTGTGAAATATCCCATATTCACTTTGACCGCTCTTGTCATATTTTGATAATTTTCGTGTAAGAATATTAAAAAATGTGTATATTATAATCATAAGAGATATTATCGGAGTAAGCACAAATCCAAATATTGATAGTATAATTGTCACTAAAATTATTATATTTGATATTAGGATTTGTTGTAATTTCAACAACCAGGATTCATTAAACAAATTAGTAAATACTTTTCGAAAAATATTTACAACAGAAATAGATATTATTTTATAATAAAAGAATGCCCCCGATATTAAAAGCAAAAATATAAAAAATAAAAATGAAAAAAATGGAGACCACCATAATATAATTATTTCCGAAATATACGTGTTCAAAAATGTAGTGTACCAGTGAATCAACATATATGTAAAATTAATTGTATATTTAATGCAATTTTCAAATAGACCAAAATTTGTATCTTCTTCATGATTAACACAAAACGGTAATGTATCATGATTATCCATTTTGTTACCTATATATTGAAATATTTCTTTAATATTTCTTTGGGTCTCATCATCATTATTCGTTACAGATTCTTTAACATACATAGTATTTATTTTGGTATATGTCTCCCAGTAAATGGGTTGTTTTTCATTTTTCACATCACTATAATTATAACATTTACGATCTAAATACTTAGCGTCTGTAACATTACAAGCAAACATTGTAAGGGAACCAATTATAAATATTAATATATACACTGCTAAAGTTATGCTAATATTAGTTATAAATCTTTTAATTCTTATTAATATATCCATACTATTAGTTTTTTTATCATCAATTAAAGTCATTATAATAAAAGTATATAAAAATTATACAAGTAATGCTTTTCATTTTGTATTTTTGATAAATAATTAAATTATACTAAACTAATAACTAATATATCATGTCAAACTATATTTACCTTGTTGCAAACAAGTTAAATCAGAAGAATAAAAAGAAGAAGAAGAAGAAGAAATATAAATACATTCCCAGATGAAGGCAACAACAGTGCAGGTAAATTAAGCCGGGTCGTGTCGCCGTATCGCCAAAGTATTCTACTTTAACCACTCATATTGAGACAAAATCAACTGTGTATAATCCAAATGCGATACACCCGCCAAAATCCAATTTTTAAAAAAATATTTGGATTGATAATTACAACACGGAGAATCACCTATTTAACAAAAGATATAAAACATCTGGGTTATATCTTATGCCTAAATATATCCAAAATACTCAATTACGGAAACATTTATAGATGACGGTCAGCTTTCTTCAAATTTGTAATTCAAAATTATGTTGCATACATCAACCCTGCGTTTCCGCCAATAAATGTTACTATGTTTATGCGTTCTTCAAATAATACAAAATTATAATTGTATTTATATATTCGCCAAGTCGGTTTATTTATACCAATTAAGGTCCCTGTTGTTGGGTCACATATTTGAAATGTTTGTGCGTTTTCATCTAATGGCGGCACAATTGTGCTAATTTCAAATTCTATTAAATTAAATCGGGTTGAATTTAATGCCCCCGAGGGTTGCATTTCAAATGGTGAAGTATTCATACAGAAATTATAACAATATAACCCATCAGGTCCATTTGAAGTCGTCCTGATATATTTTTCAATTAAATTATATACTCCAATGGGTTGGGCGTTTTCTCTATATTGACCATCAAGTAAGATACCCATTTCTACCAATATATTTTTATTGTTTTCGGTTGAATATTTTGTTGTAATTTTTAAATTACTGTCTGACCCATCCGCATTTTTTCCAGGTCCTACATTCCCATTAAGAGGAGTTACAACACCCCCTGTATCGGGAGCATCTATAATATTAACCGGCGGATAATCATATTCCCAATTTGTATAATTAGACCATTCATTTCTTAGATTTACATCACTTCTTTGCATATAAAACATCCAACTCTTAATTAATCCAATAGATTCGAGTTCTATTTTATTTGAACCGGTAACATTATAAAAATTAGTTTCATGTACTTGACGAATTAAATATTTTTGTTCATTCGCCGAAAATAATTTTGACTCGTCATTTGATAAAAAACAATAAGTACAATTTAAATGAATATCTGTATTCCATAACATTCTTTTATCTTGATAACTTGAAATATC